ATTACATAACTCACGGTTGTGGCTCCTGTCCTATTGTGCCGATGTTTAGTGGTTTCCAGTATTCATCGCCGTCTGGTCCAATACCCGTCCTGTCCTCCAGGGCGCGCACCTCGTTGATGCTCAGGAAACCATTGTTGAGCGCAGTCGCATAGGAGTTGTAGCGCTCCTGCGTTGTAGCTCGGAGGAGCCCGTCAACGGTGAACTTGAGGAATGTCCTATCAGCGCCAGGAACAAGGCGCTGGAATGCTGCCTCAATCCTCGCCACCAGTGGGCCCAAGCCTAGGCGGAGCCACTCAATACTGATGACCTCCACGCTGCTGTACGAGGTGTTGCCTCCTGGGTACTGGAGGAGGTGCAACGGCACGCCGTAAATGCGGGCGATTGCCTCAACGCCATAGTGCATTGTCTCGACAAGTTGGAGGTCGCTGACCTTGACAGTCATCTGCGAATAGTCTGCGCCTCCGGTCAGGACGGCTACGCGCCAGGCGCGGTCAACACCTTCGTGTCGTCGTGCAAATCCATCGCGGAGCGTCTGCGCTTGCTCAGCCGTCAACTCCCCTGGAACCCTCACCACGCCGCCCACCGTTGCGCCCTGCTCATAGAACTTGGCGCCGAACAACTGGGTTGCGCTTGCGAGCCCGAGGGTGACGCGGTGGTGCTCGACCGGATTGAGCCCGCGCTGATTCTCTCCTGTTGCGAACAACGGGATGTGAACAATAGCGTCAGCCCCGAGGGTTGAGGTGCCCTCCTTGGTCGTGACCTTGTAGAGCGGCGCGCCATTAGGGGCGTGCAGAATCTCAACTTTTTGCGGGTCAAGCACGCGCACCTCAACGACATTGTCGGAGGAGTCGCGCAGCACAAGGATGAATGCGTTGCCGTCAAGCAGGAGGCTCGACACGACGCGGTGCTTGAAGTCAAACGCCGTGCGGTTTGGGTTGTTTGGCTCTGGCACATCCAGCCAGCGCGGGCGCGGGCGGTATGGTCGCCGGTCGCCATCAACCCTGATGTATGTATCCCAGGGCAGCGAGGCAACGGTGTCGGCGTAGAGCTTCACGGCGGCATAGACAGCGCCGATGCTCGTGGCATTCTCCTCGTTGATGTGCACGCCAGCAGTTTTCTGCGGGAGGTCAGATGGCCACCAAGGTGATACGACGCGTTGCTCATCGGCAGTTTCGCGCCCGAGGATGCGGTCAATAATGCCCACTTGCTACTCCTTACAACTCAATGAACTGCACCGCAGCCGCAGGCGTCGGGCCCACCGCTGTGGAGAGTGTACCAGCACGGCTGTGCGCCATTATCGCTGCCACAAACAAGTCAATGCGTTTGAGACTATTCCGCGCCTCCTTGCGAACCATCAGCCCGTTGCGGGAATAGTATGGCGTGGCATTACCCGCGTGCCTTGCCAGTCGTGGGTCGCCGTCGTGTTTCAGACTCCCGTTGACCACAGCATCATACATCGCGCTCGTGGCTGGCACCATACGGGATGGTGTCTGCGGAAACTCAACGACCGGCAACCCTATCTGTTGCCACGCTTCCATTGAGCGCTGCCATCGGAATGGGTCGCAGATAATCTCCTTGACATCGTGGTCAGCGCAGATGCTCAACATCTTTGCCTCGACCTCCTCGACTGGTACGCGCCAGGTCAGCGCGTCATCCAGTCCCCTCTCCCAGTGCCCGAGCACGAACAGCGCCTTGTCGCTGATTCGACACGCGACGATGGCGGTGGAGTCGTTGCTGAATGAGCCGTCAAATCCAATGACAATCGGGTCAGCCTTGTCGAGCTTCAGCGTCTTGTCCTCCAGCGCCTCCCACGCGCCCTGCGGCAAGAATGATTCGCTGCTCGTCACCCAACGATTCAGGCGCTTGGTTTCATACTCGTCACGCGGCAGCGAGCGGGCTGCTGCGGCAAAATCCTCGGGGTCAAGGAAATCACCATAGGCAGGATTGGCTGCGGCTGCCGCCTCTGGCGTGTTCCATTCGACATCCTCCGGCGCAGCGAACCATCGGAAATAAAATGTTGGGTCATCAACCTCGCCACTCTTGATGCGTTGCCCGTACTGCCAGAGCGTATAGCAGAGGGAGAACTCACCCCGCGTGTTCATCTTGGCTCCTGCCGTTGAGATGCCAAGCACGAGCGGGTTGCGCCTCGCGCCTGAGCCAAGGTTGACGGTGGCCCAGAGTTTGTCGTTTGGCTGAATGTGTACCTCATCAAAAATCACCGTGCTGAAGTTGTAGCCCTCGGCACGCGAAGCATCGGCAGAGAGCACGCGGAGCACGCTGCCTGTTTCGGGATACTCGATGACATCGCGGAGTGTATGAAGTTTGCGCGAGAGTATCGGGTCAAGCTCAACCATCCTGGCGCACTCGCGGAACACGATGCGAGCCTGCGCCCTATCTCCGGCGACGATGGCAACCTCAGCGCCAACCTCCGTGAACAAGGAATAGAGCGCGATGCCCGAGGCGAGGATGCTCTTGCCATTCTTGCGCGGCATCATCAGGAGCCCGCGCCGGTATCTCCTCCGCCCATCCTCTCGCAACTCAAAGATGTCGTCAAGGATGTCGCGCTGCCAGGGTCGCAGTTGCATCAACTGACCTGCGCCATCACCTTTGCTCAGACGGCAAAACGACTCAATGAACTCCGCGACAACTGCGCCCTCGGTGCTACGCCCTCCGCGCCGCCTTGATGATTGCGTCGAGCTTCGCCGTTGCGCTGTTTGCTTGGCCATCAATGTCCCCTCTCAAACCAACCCGCGCTGCTGGGGTCAGTCCCAACTCACGCGCATACTTCTTGACTGAATCGGCGTTGTCCCGAACAATCTGGTGCAGCGGATTCTTGACATACTCGCCGCCGCGCCCCTTGATGAGTGGCCCCGTCTTGGACAGCATAGCCTCCGCCTCTTGATACCGCACGAATGCCTCGCAGTAGAGCCGGAGCAAATCCTTGTCTGCGGAGGTCAGAACGCCCGTTGCTCCTAGCGCTGCAATCACCCTCTCCCATACAACCCTCGCGTCATCGCGGAGGTCGATGGGCGGTGTTAGGGGCCCACCTGCGGGGATAGGCTCGGCATAGTTGATAACACTCGGGCGTGTCTCGCCAGAGAGAATCTTGAGGCGCGTGGGTTTAGGCGCTGGCCCTCGTGTTCCCATCGCTCACTCTCCTTGCTTCTGCTCGTCATCCTCGTAGCGCATTCCATACTCGTTGACCTCCGCCGGCACCACGAGCCCTGACTTGCGTCGCAACTTATTGCGCTTGAATGGAGTGTAGTCCACGAGATGATGCCACCGCTGGAAGCGCCAAACAATCTTGGAGACATCGGGATGCAAGTCCACCTGCATCTTTGACTTGGGCAGCGTGCCCTCCTTGGCGTAGAACTCCGCCGTGTTGCCACCCTTGACTGTCTGCGTGCGGAGCTTCATCTGGAGGAATGCGTTGAACTGAATCGTGCACCAGCCATCCTTGAGCATCCGCAGGCTCAGGTCTGTGTCCTCGTTGTATCTCCCGCGCCAGCGATACGGCACATCATTGCGGATGAGGTTGCACGAGTAAATGCGTGTGTTGAGCGCGAAGGGTGGCTGCTTTGACTTGCGACTCGCAAACATAAAATAATTGGGCCCACTCATCGCCACATTGTCGTAGCGGTCAACAAAGTCCTCCATCGCACGGAACACCGCGCCGGTCTTGGCTGGCACCTTGAAGTTGTGATTGAGCCTGAAAAATCCATCAATGTTGTCGTCCATAACCCAGTGGCTTGTCGCGCCTGACTTGATGGAATGGTCCCACGCAAAGTTGCGGGCTGGCCCTGGTCCTTTGCTCTTAGTCATCGCGAGGTCATCGCAGGGGTCATAGTCAACCTGGTACTGCTTATCAAGAATCAGGAGCGTGGCGGAGGAGTCAACCTGCCGCGCATACTCATCGTGCTCCTGCTCCTCGACAACGATGAAGTGCGGCACGCCCATTTCGTGCAGGTGTCGACTCGTCAGGCGAGATTCTGCCCTGCCCTTGCTGACGATGTAAATGGGGTGGCTAGGATTGTTCGTTGACATAGCGCTTGGTCACCAGCCTGCCAATCTCCGCCTCTGGGAACCAGATGCTCCGCGTCTTGGGCGTGAGATTCTGCCCGACCAACTTGGCGAATGCTTCCAAGTCCTCTGGCGTATTGAAGTGCACGATGACCTGCTTCCACGAGGTCTGGTCATCTTGCGTGAACTCCGGCATTCCAGCCCACTCCGCGAGCCGCTCGGTGGCGGTCATCCCGCTGCCGTCGTTGCCGAGGTTGCTCAGGACTGCGGTCAACTCTGCGGAGTCAGTTGACACCTCCGCCAAGAGCTCTGCCAGTTTCTCCTTGTCGGTGACTGCGAGCGCGGCCAGCGGGTCGAGCGTCGCAAGCACGAGCGCCTCCTCCGCCAGACTCAACTCAACATAGGCGACGGGGATGGTTGGCAAATCCTCGCGGAGCGCGAGGCTCACGCGGAGGTGCCCGTCAACGAGGTGTCCGGTTGTTCGGTTGACGATGACTGACTGCACCCACCCTACCTGGTCAAGGATGCCCTTCATCGCGTCCTGCTGTGCCTTCGGATGGATGCGCCAGTTGGCTGGGTTGGCGAGGAGTTGGTCTGGAGCCTCCTCCCCGTGTCCAACGATGCGTGACCGGATGTCTACTGCTGCCATTCGTGCCTCCTACTCTTGGGCCCACTCTCGGGCACCTCGATGGTACCACCGACCAGAACTGGTTTGCAAACCAAAACCAAACAACCTCCCCGCGCGCACGCCTGACTGGGCGCTGGTCTCTTTC